TCATGGATCAGCCAGGAACTGCGTTAGGAATGGTGTGCCCGGATAATTGCCATCTATCGTCCCTAAAGAGAAATCCCTCCCAAAGTAATATTGAGGCGCATATTTGGGAATCATAATTCCGTTCTGATCATTCATAATATGAGACCCAATGTGATTGTAGTGGAGCATCAAAGGAGCACTGGAAATTCCTCTGCTCAAAGAAACAGCCGAGACGGGTGGTAAAAGGGCTGCTGCTGGTTCTAAAGTGACTTCTTGAGGCGCAACAAGTGGTGCTGGGTAGTCTGTAGGTGCGCAAGTACCTTTTACATCTATCATCACACGGTTACTTTCCTTGCAGTCGATGATGTAAGATAATACATGGCGTCCAGGTATATTTGAATTGAAAGGAAGACGATCATAGCCAAGTAGGTACAAGCGGTAATTATGCTCGCTGCCATCAGGATATCGATCTATAAGAACGCCATCTCCTTCTTTTGTAGGCAGAAATACTAGAAAGGCAGTTGATCCCTCAAGAATTTCTAAATGCTTTGTCCAGCCATCTTTTCCCTCAATTCGCAATTGATGGGTATCTGCTGCTCCTTGAACTCCTGAAAGGCATATAAATAAAATTAATATCATCGAGATTGATCTAATTTTTCCCATAATGTTCTCCCCTGGATGTGACGAATTCTCTCTTGACAATTAATCATAACTGTACGTAATACTATTTGAAAAATATGGTATCGACCCGAAACGATCCCAAAAGCGACACTATGTCGGAAGTTACTATTATTCATTGCTTGTTGATAAAAAAGATATACGAGCAAGTAGCCGGGTTTCCGCAGAAGCACATGGAGATCGTGATGAAGCTGATTGACATTTTTATCAAGAAATGGAGGCAAAAAGAAAATAAAGCAATTATATTTTCGCCTTCCTGAATTAATCTTTGCTCAATTGTTTTTATCTTTGGCATTGACATCTATTCCTAGGAGCATTTTGCAGAAACTATCATCACAGAAGATGATGCATATCCTAAAATAAATGATAATAGGAGTGCGGGGAAAGGGATTCGAACCCTTGAACTCCTGCGAGAATAGATCTTGAGTATAATAACTCCATATTAGTTGTCTATTCTGCGTGAATCCAGTCTATTAAGCTTGATTTTATGATTGGCCTCAATTTGCTTGTCTATCTATTAGTTAGGCCAAGTATTTAAACTTTTAGGCTGGTTATATACTTTATAGTTAGTTAAAGGCTTGATTAATGCAGAATATATGTCCGTGGGTTTAAAATTAACAGTTTATATAATAATACTTTGAAATGAAAAGACTAAAATCCTATGATCGCCCTCCTGCAAAAATTAGATCAAATAAAGTGGAGGGATTTTAGTGCCGATAGGGAAGCTGCAAAGACCACCGCTGCGTGAAGTCTGGGAAGATGAAGCTCAAAATTTCACTCCGTGGCTCAAAGATAACATCGAAGTCCTGAATGAAGTGCTAGAACATGAGGAGATCGAATTATATTTATCTGATGCAAAAATAGAGCAGGATGCAGGCGATTTTTCCGTGGACATGATTGCAAAGGCGGATTCTGGGGACCTCGTGGTTATCGAAAATCAACTTGAACCGAGTGACCATGACCATCTGGGAAAGCTAATCACATACTTAACGGCTTTTAGTGCAAAAAACGCTATCTGGATAAACGCTTATCCCAGACCTGAACACATTAATGCAATCAATTGGCTCAATGAATCAACCGATGTAGCATTTTATTTATTAAAATTGGAGGCCATACAAATCGATGAATCAAACCATGCACCTTTATTGACCCTGATAGTTGGGAAAAATCAAGAGCAGATTAAAAGGGAACCAGATGACCCAGATGGGCGGGATAAGATTCGCTATGATTTCTGGGAAGAGTTGCTCAAATTAGCCAAAATTCGAACAGAGCTGCATGCCAATATATCTCCACAAAGGAGCAGTTACATAGCTGCTAGTGCAGGAAAGGCTGGCCTGTACTACCAGTATGATATCCTTATGCATGCCGCAAAAGTGGAGCTTTACATAGATTTCGGTAATAGAAGAAAAAATAAACGGATATTTGACGACCTATTTGAAAATGAAGTAAAGATTAATGCAGATTTCGGCGACGATCTTGAATGGCAACGCCTAGACAATAAAAGGGCGTGCAGGATAATGAAAACATTAGAAAAGGATGGCGGGTATCGCGACGAAAAGATAAAATGGCCACAAATTCAAGATGCTATGATCAATGCCATGATTCTCCTAGATAAAGCATTAAAACCGCATATCGATGAGCTAAGGACATAAGCCAAATCAACAAATTAATATTCAAGGTCACAAAAAATTTTTAACTTATTTTTTGTAGTTTGGAATCTTTCGCACATTAAGCACTCCATCTCGCTTAGATCTCTCCGGCCTTAGCTACCATAAAAACGGCCAGTTCCTCCATATTATTGAACGTAGGGATTTTTGGCCCTGGGTTGATACAATCTTTGCCTTCTGGTGTAACGCCAGGAATGAAGCTTCTCCATCCTTTTTGATCACAGAATATATGTATTATTCTTTTTCCTGACGCATTATCGGTGATTTCGCCTTCGAATTTGGTCTGTGGTTCTTCATCTGTACTGATTTTAAGATCGATCTGACCGATTATCCTGTTGTACTCATATACCCATTCAGAAACTAGTGGTGTTCTCGGGGGTGTTCTCGGGCGTTCCCAACCGTCTATTATCCTCGGTGCCATGTCAGTCTATTCTCCGGGATAAAGATAAACTTTTGGCATATCTTTCTACCTCATTTTTGCGATGATATTGGGCGTGGTTGGAATAAAGTGCTTCGGTGCACTACCTGTCGATAGTTTAGCTGCAAAAAAGGCAGAAAGCAAGACCAATTTAATGGCCATGCTATGATTATGTTATTTTTATGCTATTAATGACATCCCAGGCACGACCATCAAATGGATTATTCTGCGTGTAGTATACTGTGACATCGATTAAGCCTATGGTATCGCTATCTAAGGCTATTGCGATCCTGCCACCGCTGTAAGCACTATCGTCTGCCTCAATCAAATGTGCCTGCCGATCATTGAAGGTGATGTCTTTCTCGCTATTGCGCGTCATATCCATAGTGTATTTGCCTGTAGCTATCGCCAGGATTTCGTTTGTGTCTTTCTCTTTTTGATCCTCCGGGACCTTATCAATTGACCCATAGACGCGGATATTCTGTTTTAATTGTGCGGCTTTCAATTCAGGTGGTATTGTGAGAACGTATATTATGGCAAATGTACGAGAGCTTTGGTATTCTTCATCGTCCTTAGGCGCATTTGGATATGAAGGGAATTTTAACCAAGGCCACACGTAATATCCTTTCCATGCGGTATCGGAGTCATCGGGATAATATGCATCAGTCTTCTGATATACGGCCACATCGTCAGGTACTATCCATCCATCTCCTAGGTCGGAAGTGAACGTGTATCCGCCCAACGATATGCTTTTGTCAGACTGAGCACTGCCAAAGCTGCTACACATCGACAATATTGCACATAGCCCTACCAAGGCTACCAAACTTATTTTCAGCATTCTGTTTCCTCCTACACGAACGCACTGTAATATCGGACATTGCCGTCTAGTGCAGTTCAATCTTATTTAACAACGTATTTAAATTGATGGGTGTCAGGGTCATTATGATGCATCATGTACCATTAAATGCGCTTCATTTTACAAAATGGTATTATTATTAAACATTATAATAGCTAAGAACAATGCACGATTTTTGTCCGTAAAACAAGAATATATTCTTTAATATTGAATATAGTTTTTTTAAACTAATTCAATCGAGAATTTTTTTGAACGAAGTGATAATTTTTCCCTTGGTGACGACTTCCATAAAGTTGGTATTATATTATGACAAATAATAAAGATAATAATGAAAATATTGGGAGCGAAGCTCCAAAGATTTTCTCACAAGCCGATCTTGACCGTATAATCGGAGAACGGCTTGCACGCGATAGAAAAGAACGTGCGGAAGAGTCCAGCGTTATTGATGGACTGAAAAAAGAGCTTGCTGATGAGAAAGCTAAAAATGCAGCTAATGGTTTGGAAAAAATCAAAACCATGATTGCAAAGGAGGCAAAGCTTCCGGATGGTCTTTTATCGTTTGTGCAAGGCGCTGATGAAGATAGTATCAGAAGTTCGGTTAATGCATTGATTACAGGAATGGGACCTGGACCAAACGTAGGTGGATCAACTAATCCTGCTGGTGGTAACACCTCACCGAAAGTTTATACGAAGGCCGAATTGGAGCAAATGGAACCGGCTGAAATAAACAAGGATTGGACTAACATACAGAAGCAATTGTCTTCTGGTCAAATTAAGTAAAAAAATAAACGCTTTTTGCGTAGCGAGTGAGTAATTTTTATGACTATTGAAGGATTTATTGGCACTGTTTGGAGTGCTAGACTGTTAGAAAACCTACAAAAGAGTTTGGTTTATGGACAGCCCGGTGTGATTAATCGCGATTACGAAGGCGAAATAAGTGGCAAAGGAAGTACCGTTAAGATAACTTCCATTGGTGATATTACTGTCGGGAATTATACTAAGGACAGCGATATATCTGATCCTGAAGCCCTTAATGATGCCCAGGCAACTTTGACAGCTACTGAAGCGAAATACTTTAACTTCTCTGTGGATGACGTAAGCCGTGCCCAGATGTCAAATAACGTCATGGACGCTGCTATGAGACAGGCTGCTTATAACCTATCAGATGTCGCTGATCAGTTTATTGCTGGTTCTTCTTACGCTGATGTGGCAACTGCTAACAAGATCGGAGCAGACACGGCTGGTATTGTGCCCAATACAACTGCTGGGACAACGGCGTATGATTACCTTCTTCAGATGGGCACTAAGCTATCTGAGTCCAATGTTCAGAAACAAGGACGCTGGGTTGTTGTACCTCCCTGGTTTGTAGAGAAGCTAGCTGCTGATGAACGCTTCACTGATGCCAGCGCTTCTGGATCTACAGATGCACTACTTAACGGCATCGTTAAGAGAGCTGCGGGATTCAATATATTGGAATCTAACAATGTTCCGACTGTGGCTGGTTCTGGTGGAGATGCCGGCAAGACCAACTACAAGATTATTGCGGGTGTACCGAGTGCTATTACGTTTGCAGACAGTGTAAATAAAGTTGAGGCTTATAGGCCGGACAAGAGATTCGCTGATGCTGTTAAAGGCTTACATGTCTATGGCATGAAAGTTGTAAGACCGTCTGCGCTGGCTCTTTTAACTGCACGGGCAACAACTTAGGTGATTTAAAATGGTAAGAGATGTTTTAACGGGAAATGACGTTGCTTGGAATACTTTCCAAAATGAAGATGCAGGCGTTGTGATTAGCAAGACCAATGATGCCGAGATTAGTGTTGCAGATGTAGCTCAGGCTGATCATAAGGCCCTTATGCTCAGGTTCCATATTAGTGCGGCTACAGCTGCTGATTCCATTACTGTGAAAGCAGGAGATGGCTTTAGAAGTGGACTAGGCGATCTGGTACTGAGCCTGACAGGTGGAGCACAAGAAGTTCTGTGCGGGCCATTGGAGACAGCTAGATTTAAGATTCAGAATGCAGTAACCGACAAGGGCAAGATCCACATAGATTATGCTGGAGCTACCATTGCCGGAACTGCTTTCCTGTATCTTATTGAAAAATAGAGGGCTATAAATGCCTTCTATTTCTTTATGGGACGCCTGGCAATCGGGAATAATAACAGAAGAGCAATATAATACGCTTATTGGGAATGGTGCGTTTCCTAATACTATTTGGACCCCTGGTGCTTTAGATTTGCCAACTACCAGCAGCGTTATGACTGCTGTAAAAACTGTTGGACTTATGGGCACCAAAAGGCAATCAGTAGTTGTTAAAAATACTGGAAGCACAAATTCATTAAATGTATTAATTGAATTTTATGTTAATGATATGCTGGCTGCCAAGTTTGAAGACACTGTTGGGCCCAATAACGAACCTTATTGGCTAGATATGGAGTATGCATTTACAACGGCTGTTATAAGTGTCCAGGACGCAAATTCTGGTTATCATACTACGTTTGAAGTAGGAGTCACGGCAGTATGACTATTGCTGATACAGTGCCTTATGCTAGCGTAGCTGAGGCCAACGATTATTTTGATGCCGTTAATAACCATATGTATTGTAGTGACTGGACAACGGCTTTTGCGGGAACTTATGCGCAAGTTACTACTAATATGGGACTGACGTTAGCAGAAAGGCTAACTTTTGTCGCTAAACTACCGGGAATTGCTGGAAATTTGGTCAATGTTGCCTGTGAGACGGGAACGGGTCCGAGTGGCGCTTTAACTATTGTAGTGACTGGCAATAATATATTAATTCAGATGGCTACAGGTGGCAGCGCAACCTATCAGATAAGAACCTTGATGTTGGCTACGCCTGCTGTCATGGCTTTGCTGAGCAACGTCATAAAATATGGAAATGTTGCTTATACGGATCACAGTGCTGCCTATTTATATGGTGGAACTGATCCATATACTGTACCACAATTACCTGCTTTATGCGAGGCCACTAGAAAAATAGATGGCTTGAACTTGGCTGGCAAGAAAGCAGTAGCTACTCAGGTTAATCAGTTCCCAAGAATTTATACCCGCGCGGATGGCACTGAATATACGCAGACAGCGGTTCCAGAAGATGTCAAGCAGGCTTGTTGTGAAGAAGCGTTAGCTATCTTAAAATACGGTAATACGGCAAGATATAAGCTTAAACGGAAGGCGTCACGAATTTTACTGTCGGGTCTATTTCTGAGACTTTCGACAGTGCTAAGATACCGACTTTGCTAAGTAATGAGGCTGTCCGTATTATGAAGAAGTATTTGGGCAAAAGCTGTGTTATGAGGCGATAGATAATGGTTAGTTATACGCCTTCCAGCATATCTTTTTATTTGAATACTCCTGTTGTTCTTACGGACACGGCTGATCCTTATTCTTATAGTCCACTTTATTCTACCAGCATTAATTTAAATGTCAGGTGGGAAGATGCCACTAAGGAAATCGTGGGCTTGCTGGAAACCTATGAGCCTATTACTGCGGTAGTGAGTAGCGAAAGGTATATCGAATTTAATACAAGTGGTACTATGACCAGACTTTTTGTAAAGGATGGTAAGCCGTACTGGATTAAGCAAATGAAGATCGTGCCTAATCTGGATGGCGGCATAGATTACTATCAGTATTTTGTTGTAAGGTTGGCTTTGTTTCCGTGACGTAAAATAAGGGTTTTTCCCAACCAACTTGATTATAAGTTTTTTTAAAACCATAATGGAATTGTGGAAGCCGAAAATTGAGACGAGATTTGCATTGCAAATCGAGTCTCTCTCCTAATTTTTTTATGAACCAGAACGAGACGATTGACATGAATAAAGATATAAATATAGATAAACTTATTGGAAAGTATTGCGAAGTTAAGATGAATGATCGTAGTATATTTGAAGGTCGATTGCTGGAAAATTATAATGATGAATTATATTTTCTAGTTGGTGGCCGTACTATGCTTAGATGTGAATTGTTGGATAGCGTGAAAAGTATTAAAGTTGTGGATGCACCCAAAAGCTTTATATACTAGAAGCGACTTGGAGTTAGGTTCTAAACTTTTTTATTAGAACTCGAACTTGAATAATATTGGAGAATATTATATGCATAGAAGAATAATATCTGAAGATACTTTATGGGACGAGAATCCAATAAGGAATAGACCTATAAAGAAGGAATCGCCTTTTTGTGAAAATATTATAGTGGAAAATAATGGACTTGAAAAAATGAGTGAAAATAATTATGATCCTATTTTTGATTATATAGGAAAAATTGTACAGGTTTGTCATAGTGGTAGAAAGTATCATGCTAAGTTAATTGCTATTAATGGCGATGAAGTCTGGCTTGAAGGTAGAGATAAACAGCGCTGGATGGTTTCTAGGAAAATCCTAGAATATATCGGGTTAGTTGGAACTGGTCGGGTGGCTTGAAACATGCCACCTCTAGATGAAGGCCGCGTACAAGCCAAGGCTAAAGAAATTATAGATGCTGGGGAATCTTATAATTATATTTTAAATGTTTGGAAAAGTAGACATTTTGGTGCTGTTATAGTTGGAAAAGTATTATTAGCAAGTGTTGGACCTGGCAGTATTAGTAATTCTAAAGGGATCCATGTCCAAATTTGCGGTAAGGCGGGGTCAGGAAAAAGTGACGCTGCTATTAAGATGGCTAAGTTAATAGATCCTACATTTGTTTTTAATAGTGCTGTGACTCCACAGGTATTATTTTATCCTATCGAAGGATTCGTGGATAGTAGTGTCGTCTATATAGATGATATGGTCTGGAAAAGTGATTTGGGCACAAGTGTAAAAAGAATTACGAATGCTTTCCAAGATGGTGCTCCTAGAACTGTCACAACTGATGGCGTTGGAATACGTCAAGTAAGCAAAAAGAGACTTACTTTTTGGGTTACTAGCGTCGATAGTCAAGCCGATGAGCAGATTAGAGATCGCTTTATATTAGTAGAAAGTGATAGTAGTGCTGCTCACTTAGCAAAGTGCTTGGAGATGTTAAAAGCCAAAGATGCCGGCGAAACTACTTTAGTGGAAGAATCTGAATTTGAGACTGCTGTTTGCCATTATATAATTCGGGACATAAAGGAATTTTTCGGCGAAGTTATAGTGCCTTTTGCAAAAAATATCGAATTTAAAGGTGATCTGAGAGCCTATACAATGTTTGGCGACATGGTAAAGAGCTTTGCGGTGTTTGCTAAAGGGGCCAGACAATTCGATGAGCATGGCAGATTGGTTGCTACTGAAGAAGATTTTCGGCGAGCTGTAGAACTTTTTACAGAATTTGGTGGACATTACATTGATAAATATACTAAAGCAGAATTAAATTTCCTTAATGTGCTAAAAAGTAATGGTAATAGAGCTACCAAAGCTGATATGTGCGTACTGCTAGATAGATCGATGGGATACGTTGGCGAGTTGTTGACTGGTCGTGGAAAAGACGAGCAGCAAAGACATGGCCTATTTTATAAATGTAGTTCACTGACTACTGATGGTGGTAGACCTTATACCTTGATTTTGCAAGAGGATTGGGATCCAACAAAAGGTAACAATAGTAAGATAGTGATAAAAAAGTAAGAAATACTTTTTTACTTTTTTCAAAGGCAAAATCGTTATTGGTAGCTGGATTTATGCAAATTACTTTTTTCATTTAAAAAAAGTAGTCAAAACCAGTAGCGGGCGACAAAAAAAGTAAAAAAAGTAATTTTTACGGGAGTAAGTAAGTAAGGGAGTAATTAGAAGTTGAACTTATACTTAGTATCTCTCTTACATACTTTTATTACTTTTATGTATTATATATATAATATATTATATATAGAGTAGTTAGTAGCTAGTGGTTTTGAAGAGAAAATATGAAATTGAAAAAAGTAAAATGAATTACTTTTCATTTACTTTGATTACTTTTTTGGAGCATTATGAGTTCGGGACCTAAACGAGATGAATCATTTGACGATAGGATTGTAGCTTACTTGCTGGAAGGCAAGTCACCTGCGGAGATAGCGAAACTTATCGGGAAAGATCGGGGCTTCGTTATTAGGGTAGCCAAGATCCATAAAGCGGAGCTGGGTCACGAAATAAGGCAATACCTGGCAACTGAGAATGTACAAATGGAGAGTGACATCAGTGAAGGCTGTCAGGCTTGGAAACAGTACCTTGTCAGCGAAAGTCGCCAAGAGCTGTTGGGTAAGACAATGGCCAAAATGGGCGAGATGATCGAAAGCTGCGATGATACTAAAAGCTTGAGAGATTTATGTGTTTGTGTTGGCATTCTTGTGGATAAGTTCGGCGTTGAGCAAGGTTATACTGACAATAGTGCGAAGAGTGCGTTACTGAAGTTATTTGAGACAATGGAAGATAACGCTGTTAATAATGAAGTCCGGACTGAAGAAATTGTGAGTGAAAGCGGGCAGGAAGAAGCGCGGAGCGAGTGTTTGTGAGCTTACAGGTCCCGGTAGGCAAGCAAAGGGATTTCATTGTTAGCAAACCCGCTAGGATTAATTTACTTTATGGAAGTGTTAGAAGTACTAAAACATGGGCAGTTAATATTAAAATACTTCGGGATATTATTACTCTGCCTCCCGGTAATATATTATTTGTCGGAAATACTGGCACGTCACTATATAGAAACGTATTAACTCCTTTAAAAGATTTGGTGGGAAAGGCCAATTTCGAGATGCATTCTGGTAAAAAGGAATGCGAGATATTTGGTAGGACTATCTGGACTGAGGGCGCAGATAATGTAAGCAGTTATAAAAAAATCGAGGGTGAATCTTTAGTTCGTGCTTATGTGGATGAGGGCACAACAGTACCTGAGAATTTTACCAATATGCTGTTAAGCAGATTGAGCGATAAGGATGCATGTCTTTACTTGACTTGCAATCCGGAGACACCCAGGAATTATATTTATAAGAATTTTATATCCAGGCAAGATGAACTTAATATAAAGGTCTGGAAATTCACTCTGGATGACAATCCTTGGCTAGATCCACAGTATAAGGCCGATCTTGAGAAGGAGTATCCCAAGGGCACTGTCTTTTATGATCGATTTATTTTGGGCAATTGGGTAGCGGCAGAGGGCCGGGTTTTCGGACTATTTGACAAGGGCAAGCATTGTGGAGTACCGCCCAGTACTCTGAGGCCAAAAGAATTGCGGATCGGAGCAGACTACGGCACGCATAATGCATGTGCTTTCGTTGCCTTGGAAAAATATCTGGTGCCTGGTAGGACAAAACCCACATGGTATGTCAGCCGGGAATATTATTGGGACAGCGTTATAGAACACGCCCAGAAGACCGATGCTGACTATTCAAAGGACATGGCTAAGTTTGCATCTGAGCAGTGGGGGTATAGTTCTGGACAGTCCGGCATTACTTATACGGATAATTCCAGCAAGATGTATGCCAGCACGATAGAAGTTGATCCAAGTGCGGCTTCTTTTATTTTACAATTACAGAGAGATGGATTGCATAAGGCCCGGACTGCTGATAATAATGTGCTGGGTGGTATCAGGAAAATAGCATCCATGATTAGTAATGGCGACCTTATTATAAATAGTGAAAAATGTCCAGTCCTTGTTAGTGAAATGGAAACCTACACTTGGGATCAATCTGCTGCTGACAGGGGCGAAGATAGGCCACAAAAGATTGATGACCATGTAGTGGATGCGCTTAAATATGCAGTTAATAGTATTTAATTTTTAAAATAATTATATGGAGTTTATAATGCTTATTGATATGAATTGGCTGACGCCAAGAAGTCATTTTCCGCCTGAAGACGAAAAGGGCAGATTATTATCCTATGATAAATATAATTTGTTATATGAGGGACGGCATGAAGCGGTTTGGGGCGACTTATGGGATCTTGCAGACATCGAAGACAATATTGATGTAGTGAGTACTTTCTTTGCCCGCATATACAATGGCAAGAAGCTGCCAATGAACTGGTTTAAGGTAGTTACTTCAGTATATGCTGATATGGTGGTAGGAGAGCCGCCACGCCTTATGAATCCCGTTGGCCAAACAGAGCTGGATGGTGTTGTTAATAGAAGTGATCTAAGTGTTGTATTATATAATGCTTGTAATAATTTTATCCAATTCGGTAATGCTATTATGAAGGTCCGGTTTGTAGGGACAGGATCTGAACCGGGCAGTATAATCGAAAACATTGATCCAAGTATTTGGTTCCCGGTAGTAAATCCCGACAACGTTAATGAATATGTGGCGCATGTCCTTGCCTGGAAATTTAAGGAACAGATTGGCAGTAGTGTGGCCAGCTTGCTAAGGACAGAGGTTCACACTGCTGGTGCTATCGATAATCACTTATACTGGATGAATGGCGATGAGATCAGTCATGAAGTAGATCTAAAAGTATCTGCAAAGTATCAGGATGTACCCAAGCATGTGGATACGGGAGTACCTTATCCCCTTGTTCTTGTTGTAAGTAATATTAAGAAGCGCAATGACGTTTATGGCATAAGTGACTATGATGGCATTGAAAACTTAGTTAAGGAACTTGAGACCAGAATTATAAAAATAAGTTCCATTCTTGATATTCATAGCAGGCCCGCGATGACAGGATCTTCGTCTATGCTCACTACCGATATGGAGACTGGCGAAGAAACGATGCGCATGAATGGCAGGTTCTTCCCGGTCAATAAGGATGAAGATAGACCCGAATACATAACCTGGGATGGCAAGCTGGATAGTAGCTTCCAAGAAATGGACAGACTTGTCAGTATGATTTATGCTGTGACGGACTTGAATCCGGCAGCTATTGGAGACTTTAGTGGCGGCGCGGTTGCTTCTGGCAGTGCATTAAGGCGACTGCTTTTAAGGACAATTTCGCATTGTAATAGGATCAGGGTACGCTTTGATCAAGTTCTTAAAAGGGCAATAAAAGCTGCAAGCATTCTGGATATTAATGGCCGCATAAAGGGTGCGGTCCAGATAGAACTTAGTTTAATCAGCTGGCAAGATGGACTGCCCAGCGACGATCTAGAGAACAGTATGATCGAACAGACAAGAAGTAATGCTGGACTGACTTCAAGATCGTCTGCAATAATGCGCTTGGATGGCTGCACGCGGGAAGAAGCTGACCAAGAGATGGAGCGCATCAGGCAGGAAACACCTAAAGAAACCGCACAAATACCGGCGGGAAATGTGGCCAAACCAGTGCCTAAAAGTGGCCAGGATATAACTAATGCCAGCAAACAAGGTGGGACTGAAAAGGCCCCATTAATGCCTGATATTATAAGCATTTTAAAAGATATTGGCTACTTTAAAACTAATTCGGGATAGTTATGTCTGATATCCCAAAAGAGATACAAGCGATGCTAGATGGCATTGTCTTGGAAGAAGATCAGGATGAAGATCAGACAGACCCGGATTGGCTTGTGGCTATATGGCCATTGGTCTTAGCGAAAGTTAAACAGGGGTTTATAAACGCTAATTGGAAGCTCTGGGTAAAAGCCTGGCAAGACGTAATACAGAACGCCTTTGATATGGGCATGGCAGGAGACACTATAGGGACGGTTGCTCCGGCTGTTGGCGGTATGGACGCGGCCATGCAATATTTTATGGAACACGGCATGGAATTAGTAAAAACGCTAAGCCAGACTGACATACAATTACTCAAAGGTCAGATGGTCGATAATTGGGGAAAGGGCGAGGATGCGTTTAAAGCCGCTTTTGAGGACCAATACAGCGGGCCTGCCAGACTAGACAAGATCTATAGGACAGAGTACGTTCGTGCTCAAAATGAAGGTATAGTGGTACGGGCAAAGGCTGCTGGCCACTTATTCAAGATGTGGCGGTGTCCTAACGATGAAAGGAGCTGCCCGGAATGCAATGCGATGGATTATGAGGTAGTAGGAATAGATGAAGAGTTTAGCGGTGGCGTAATGACTCCCGGACTCCATCCTTTTTGCAGATGCGTCTTAATAAGCGTGGCTGATGAAGATAGCGAAGTAATGATGGAAGATGTTGAGCCAATAATAGAATAAAAATACTTTTGGCGCTTCAATCGCTTTTCCCACTGTTTTCTTTCGCAAAAGCAGTAGGGAGGTTTGCGAGAAGTCGGAGGCGCGCCTTCACTTTGTGAAGGGGCGCGCCGTAGACTTCGAAGCCGACCACTGCCACAGCGATAAAATACTTGCCCCATGAACCAATTTCGCTATGCTCATCTTTGCTGCTCAACTTCTTCAAGTTCCTGAACGAGTCGATGCCGAATTTCATTCAGGGTTGTTGAAATCTCGTCTAGGCGCTCAACCGCATCAATCAGCTCGCTTTTGGAAAAGGACATTCTTGACACCTCACAGGACCAAGAATTGATCATATTTCTCGCGCTTTGTCTTGTCCGAGACATGGGCATATCTCAAGGTCGTCCGAATATCTTTATGGCGTAATAATTCTTTTACAATTCGAATATCGCAGCCCTTAGCTATCATCATGGTAGCGGTTGTATGCCTGCTAAAGACATGGACTCCGCCCGGTTTAGTTATGCCTGCTTTCTTCTTGTAATATGAAAACATTCGATGCACGTCGTTATTTATCCAGACATTCCCTGCGTCTGTGTAGAATAGCGGGGTCCTATCTCCGATCTGTAGTTCTGGCCGGATCTTAAGATAGATCCGTAAGGTCTCCGCACATTCATCGTTCATGTAGGCTATGCCATCGCTGCCATTTTTTGTCTCTCTGAGACGCATTGATTTTGTTCTGAAGTCCAAATCCCCATCATCTAGCTTGCACATCTCCGAGGAGCGTAAGGGGTTGACGCGAAATAAAACACACAAGTTTATATTGTAGAACGTTGTCTTTATAATTATGGATGACGACGATAAATATGGACCATTTTTAAAAGCAATATCATGTGCCGATCCAGTCCA